ACGAATCAGCGTATGCCTGGAACAGTTGGATTGCGGAGAGCGTAAAGCCTAAGCGGATGGCGCTGGAAGAGGAGCTCGACCAGATGCGCAAGGATGGGATGGATGAGACCAGTCTGGCCCGCCACGCCTGGCAGCGCAACCAGCAACTGCGGACAGAAGAGCGAAAGGCGAGCCGGGGAATTGCATTGAGCGGCCGGCGAATCGGGCGCACGGTAACGAAGCGCTAGGCGGCCTGGCGGCGCTCAGCTTCGATCTCGGCTCGCCATTCGCGTGCAAACCTCTCAGCTAGCTTATTTAAGTTGGGCCGATCAATCTCCAGAGTACAAGCGGTACAGTAACGCACACCGGCGAGCACTGGAGAGCCGCAGGCATAGCAAATCGCGTCGCAACCAATGCACGGCCGAGGCGCATTAAGATCAAGAGGTGGTTCCAAAACCGCAGAACGATTGTCCATGGCGTACCTCCTGTACCTTTATACCGCAGGTCAAGAGAAAAATACAAGAAAAAAGATATGAAAATTAGAATATAAGTGCCGCGGCAGGTTTCCCGTCCCGCCGCGGCTTGTTCTGTTCTAGGTAAACCGTCTCAGATGAACGGCAGAAGCAAGGTTCTCCTCTCTACACAGATTTACGTGCAAACAACCGTATTATCCGTTGCCATTGCCTTTCGATATATCTCAAACCAGAACACAAGAGGAGAGGGATTGATCGTCACAACGCCGAACCGCTCAGCGTGGCGGAAGGTTGAAGAGTTTACGCGCAGCCGTTCGACAATGCGATAATGAAGATATTGTCGCCAATCCTCCAGAGAAGATGCTCCTTTGTCGATGTTGCATGATACGCAAGCGGGGAACATATTCTCCTTGTTATCGTTCTCGGGCTGGAAGAGTTTGCCGGTCGCTCGCGTGGCTGTCACTCCATTTTTGTTGGTTACAAGACCACCGTGTTCATTCCGCACAAATTCCCAATCGCGGCGCACAGGATCAACGTGATCTAGGTGCCACTTCCCGTTCAACTCGCAGCCGCAGTAGGCACAGCGCCCGCCGAACATCATACGAAGATCTTCGCGCTCCTTTTTGTTTATATGCATACAACCTCGTTGAGCAAGGGTGCGGCCTCGCGGATGCGCTTCTCGGCGATAGCGGCATAGGCTGGATTTATCTCGATGCCGATGAAGTTGAAGGCCTCAAGCAGAGCGGCAATTCCGGTCGTTCCCGACCCCATAAACCCATCAAGAACCGTGCCGCCTGGCGGAGTGACTAATCGGCAAAGATAGCGCATCAGAGCGAGGGGCTTCACTGTTGGATGGTTGTTGCCCCGCATCTTGACGGTGTTGATGCCACTCTTGCCTGAGTGCTCAAGGTTCCCACGCTTTACTTCTGCTTGGGCTTGGTTTCCGTAAGCCAGAGGCACAAGAGCGAGATCCTCACATCCCGCTTCGCGCTCGGACTTGCTGGTTTTAGCACAGTAAAAGAACCGAGCGGCAGAACCGCTATCCCCATAGCAAATCAGCTCCGTTCCCGCAGGGCAAGATTCCGCCCCAAATGCCGACCCGCGATTCCCCTCATTCTCAGCAGCAGACGCCCGTATCACCGCGCCCGTTCCGGAGGAAGTTTGTGGAAACAGGCTTATCACTTCCTCGCTACCGTCGTGGATCACATTTGCGGGCCAGCGACCTTGCGGCTGAACAAACTCCCCCGCGCCGCCTTCACGCTTGTAGCGCCAGTTTTCATCCCCGTCGTGTCTGTCGGAGCCATTTTTCGCATAGGCACCGCCATTCAGATTCTCTGTCGTCTCTACCCTGCACCCATCGATGTTGATCGCCCCGGTGCCATGCTCTAACACATTAGCCGCAACTGTCCCGATCAAGGGCTTACGTGCAACACAGATGGGTTCATGCGCGGGCTTGAGCGCAGTTCCCCAGCCGGACCATTGCTTTGCGGCGTCTGTGGCAGCCAGGGTATCATTGAGCGCGACACGCTCCTTATGGTCCTCACCCGGAACAAAGTGATGTACACTATTCGTCCAAGGCTTTAGCCCCGCTAGCTCCCGTTCTGCCTCCGCAAATGTAGAGTCTAGGTCAGTGCTTAGGTTAAGAACATTGCGCAGCACTCCCCATTTCTTAATATCTGGAAGCACACTTGCCCAACTGGATGTTTCCCGAAGGTATCCGCTCGCCTCAAATCCGCACAGAGCATTGAACTCGGCTAAAGTTCTGCCGCTGGCGTCGTGTGCAGTACGGAGTACACGTTTCAGTTCAACTACGGACTTGCCTATGCGTCCTGCTGTCTTGTCAATCGCCTTGCTCACGTCCAGCGACTTCGGAAAGCCGCTTCCATAGAGCCACATGATCTGATCACGAATCTGGAACCCTGCGTCTTCAATTGCACACGTCATCCGATGGTATGTGCGGCTGCCTCCAAATGAGAGCAGATGCCCGCCCGGTTTGAGAACACGTAGACACTCCCTCCACATCGAGACGGAATAAGCGATGCCGGTGGAGTCCCACGCCTCCCCCATGAAGCCCAGTTCGTATGGGGGATCGGTCACGATTGAATCGACGGAGTTCTCCTCCATCTCGCGCAACCTCTCCAAACAGCTCCCTTGCAAAATCTTTACTCCACCCATGGAACGCCACCCCCTATATACTTCTCGAACTCCTGCCGCAAATCTTCCAGAGGCGCTTTGAAATAGGCGTAGCTGGTGTCGCCGTCCGCTACCTTGTTTCCACCTAATTTTCTCTTTTCAAAGCTCGGCGCCATCTGGTGCAGGATCTTTCCGAAGTTCACATCGTTGGGCAGTCGGCCCTTGATGTTGCGGTTACCGACCCATCGGCGCAAAGCGTCTCTCAACCGATTGGTCGGGATCGTATCCGGCCATTCCCCTCCCCAGTCGCCGCCGGCGATTGTGCCGGCCGCCAGAGTGTCATACCACCACTGAGGCACAGGCTCCAGGGACGAAATCTTTTGAGAGGTAAGGCCCACCGTGTTGGGCGCCAGATTCACGTCCTGGGTGATTTTGTAGTCCCTCAGGTAGCGCAGCAGGTGCGCCCCGCCACCCTGCTCGTCGAGGCCCAGCCGCATCTCCTCAAAATACTGCCTGTCCTGCTTCCGCCCCTCTCCCACTTCAAAGACCGCCCAACGGCGCTCATCGGCGCTCGCCGGCACGAGCCACTCTTCGTTACCGATGACTACCACCCTAGTCAGGTTCCGAACCGTAAAGGACTCCTTGCCTTTCAGCTCAATCAAATGCTCCTCACCTGTCACCAAGTCCTTGACAACCCCCTCCGCCTCTTTATCGCCGCTCCAGAAGGCCTCGTCGAGGACAAACAGCAGGCACCGTTGCAGATGCGAAGTGAAGTTCCCCACTAAATACCGGCGGCGGGATGTGGTCATGGCATGGCCACCCAGCAGCTTGCTGACGCGCTCCACAAGCGCATTCTTGCCCACGCCCTTCCCGCCGCGGAAGACAACCGCCACCAAGGGCTTCTCAAAAGGCTTCTGAATCAAATGCGCAAACCAGCCGGTGAGCCAATCAGCCTGAGCTTTATCCCGGTTGCAGATGTTCTCAAAAAGATGTTCTTTCCACCGCTCGACCATCGGATGCTCAGGAATGTCCGCGGGAGCAACCGCGAATCCCCGCCACAGATTAAACCAGCGCGGATTTACTTCTATGCCAGGCTCGAAGACCAGGCCATCGAAGTTCCTGCGACCTTTCCACTCCATCCACATCTGGGCGACAGCCTTGGACTTATCGCCGATCTGCAACTTGTTGGCCGCGTGCATGTCCAGAAACGACTGCTTGTTCATCAGATGGAAGGCGTAGTCCTCCTTCCGATCCGTGGTCTCCCAAAGTATGTTCCCGGTCCCGCCGGCGAAGACGAAAGCGAAGTTCTTATTCAATTTTTGAAAAGGATGGATTTTGCCCTCTGTGGCGTCTTCCCCTTCCCCTTCTGGTTTTTCCTCCACTGGAGGAAAAACTGCCTCGGGCGCGGCGACACCCTGGGGGTCTTTTCCGTACTTGAAAGCATTCTGAACCTTGACGCCAAGATCCTCTTGAGACCATGGGGGAGAGCAGCGCTCATTCCAAGGCGCCATCAACTCAAGCGCCTGATCGGCGTCACATCCCAAATCCTTCAGGTGCAGGGCAACCTTGTAGGTCTCGGCGTCGCCACCTTGGCCTTCGGTAGCGGTGGGCGCGTAGGTTGTGAGCCACGCTTGAGCGCGCTGCGCCGCCCGATCAGGCTCGATGTTGGTAAGGGCCTTCGTTTGGGATGGATCGGAGGTACGGGCAGCGCCAAGGCGGGTTATTAACCAGTCCGGAGCTAGTGCGATACGAGCTTGGTGAGTGATCTCATAAGTGCGTCCGTCGATGACGCTGCCCGGACCCAGGACGTAACCGCCCAGACTCCTTGTGTCAATGCCGGAGCCCAGGGTGTCAACCCCCTGTCGCAAAGCCTTGGGCACCCGGTAGTACAGGTGTTTTCCGCCTGACGGCGTGGAGACTTCAAGGGTCTCTGGTAAATCAAAGCCGTCCATCTCCAACTGGAGGAGACTCAGATCGCCACGCTTTTTGGACTTCACATCCACATCTACGACCACAAGAGCTTCGCCCGTGGCGAAGTGGCTTGTGCTGATACCTATATTTTTGGCTTGGCCGTTCCACCACGTTTCAACCTGCGCCGGGTCTGTAGTCGCTCGATTGGGGAAATCTTTAATCGTCGGGAGCTTGCCATTGACCGCGCACGGAAAAACGCAAAAACCACTGGCGGCCAGGCGCAGCGCGAATTCTGATTGGGGGGTGGTCATGCGAGAATCTCCGCGAGCAGGCGCTTGTTGATGAGGGTAATGTAATCCGGGTTCAATTCTATACCGATGAAATCCCGCTTGTGCCGCAAGGCGACGACGCCTGTGGTGCCCGAGCCGGCAAAGGGATCGAGGACAATATCTCCGGGTTTGGAACCGGCCAGAATACACGGTTCAATCAGCTTGGGCGGAAAAGTTGCGAAGTGGTCCACAATTACTATGGCACAATTACATTGTGCAACACTGCCAGGGATGCGGGATTGAGTTCGAGCCGAAGGATGCTCGACCGAATCGGCCTGCGAAATACTGTTCTCGGAAGTGTGGACACCCAAACCGACCGTCCCAAGTTGTACTGCACTGCGTGGTCTGCCAGAAAGAGTTTCACCGGAAGAGATACATGGCGAAGTGGTCGCAGACGCGCGGCCCATTTTGTGGCTTCCGCTGCTACGGAGTGTGGCAGAAGCAGAACGCGGTTGGGAGACAGAATCCAAATTACAAGCGCGAGTTCCGTGTGTGTCTTTGGTGCCGCGAAGATTTTGAGTGTCGCCCATCCGATGCTCACAAGTTCTGCGGTCGGCCATGCTTTCAGCAGTGGGCGAAAGAGACTCTTCGCGGGAAGGCAGGCCCCCATCGGGGAAAAGAATGGAAACGAATTCGCATCCTAGCTCTTGATAGGGATGGCTGGCATTGTCAGCAATGCCACTCTGATAAGTACTTAGTAGTTCACCACAAGAAGCCATTTGCGGAGTTTCAAACCCGCGCCGAGGCCCATGTACTGGACAATCTTCTGACACTTTGTAGGGCTTGCCATCGGACCCTACATAATCAGCTACGATCTTCGCTCCATTGAATGGCTGAGTGGCGACGGTCCAGACATCGCGCTTGTTGCGAGTTTCCCCTGGGTGGGCTTCTAGACTTTGCCCTCCAACTATTTCCGAGCGATGTCTGGATTCAATACCGCTTCGCAGTTCCTTGCGATCTGCTCCTATACGTGGTTTGGTGCTCGCCCGTCCGAGCTGGTGACCCGCCGTTTTGCCTTCTGAAAATGTTGACCCCGCAAAGCCTTTCACACAAGGCTCCTTAATGGCTTCGTGGTTGAAATAGTACTTGGCTGATTTCGAGAGCAGGAAGATGTATTCGTGACTTTTTGTGAGTCTGTCCGTAACTGATTCCGGCATGGGGTTGGGCTTGGCCCAGATAATGTCCTGCCTCAGCCACCATCCATCGGCGCGCAAAGCAAAGGCCAGCATCCACGGAATGCCTACCAGGTCTTTGGGCTTGCATCCACTTGTCGTGCAATGATGCTGCACACCACCGTCTTCTCGGAGAGCGCCGCCTGTATTTTTGTGGTTGCTGTACCCTGCTCCAGCATAGCTGTCCCCCATATTCGCCCAGCAGGTTCCGTCTGAGCGCAGCACGCGCCTGACTTCTTTGAAAACGGCAACCATCTTGGCGATGTACTCTTCCGGCGTTTTTTCAAGGCCAAGTTGATTGTCCACACGAATAGCACCGCATTTGCACACCTGCCGCGTAAGTGCCGCCGTGCCATCGCGGTTCCGCTGAGATCGCTCGTCCACAACACCATCGGCGCGGCCAGCCCCGTCGCGCCCTTGCTTATGCGTACATCCCGCATCCCCGCCCTCCCATTGCCCGGTGCCGTAATCGCGCAGGCCCCAATACGGCGGAGAAGTCACGCAGCACTGCACAGACTCATCCGGCAACTCGCGCAACCTCTCCAAACAGTTCCCTTGCAAAATCTTCATCACTCACCCTGAGAAAACCAAAATTCCAACATGCAGTTGAAGGCCGCCGCGGCTAACTGATGTTTCAAATCCCCGAAGTGGTCGTGCTTGACCCCATCTTCATAAGCCGTGATGTGCCGGTATGCGTGGAGCATATTCGCCTGGTGCCGTGGGAGTTTGCGAGTCCTGTCTCCACTGGATTCGATAGCATCCGCCCCGAACTTCTCATGGCCCAGGCGACCGATGTCGTTCATGAGAGCGAGAAAATCAGGATTGAGAAACTCGTATTGCTTTGGCTTGGCGGCGAGTTCACGCTCCAAAGTGGCGATGCGTGCGCGCTGCTGATCGCACATCTTGAAGGCCAGGGCCACGTCTTCGCGCAAAGAAGTCTTGACTTCTTCGTCAGTCGCGCCGAGATTGTTAGTTTGTTTCATTGAAACCCTTTCTTCTTCGGGTCCGGCTTGTACCGCTCCCCGCACTTGCTGCAATAGGTCTCGCGCTCCTCGAAGTCAAACAGAATGCGCTCGCCCTCGTCGATGTCGCGAGTGCAACTAGCGCATTCGCCTTTGAATTTCGCAGTCATCCAGTTCATTATTTTCTGTACCTTTTCCCTTTCCAACCCTCGGCGGCCAAGGGCAACCCCGCCGCCCACGCCGGCGCAACTGACATCAGCGCCGTCATTTTTTCCAGGGCATAAGCTGCCCGGAACATCTCCACCTCCACTACAATTTCGTCGTGAACGTGAAAGCACACCTCCAGGC